AGCAGGCCTTTCTCGTCTTCGTAGGCAGCAATGTCGATGATGGCTTGCTCAAGAGAGGTCTCGTTGAGGTCAGCCGCCACAGACGGACGGTTGCTGTTGGTGCCACCGGAAGCAAGGGGATGAGCCGTGCTGAACAGGGTCACACCATCGCCAGAGTTGTACGAGGTGAAACCATTGTTCAGGCGGCTAGCAGCCTTAACCTGCTTCGTGTAGGCCATGGAACGAGCCAGAGCCTTGGTGTAACGAGCAGAGAGCGTGTCATAAAGATTATCTTCCATTGCCTCCTCGGTAATAGAGAAAGCCAATGCCACGGTCTCGTGATCGTAACGAGCAGTGAACGTCTCTTGTGCGGAGTCGAAGGAGACTGCGCCGCCTTCGCTCTTCACCGGAGCCGCCGAGAACCCAGCAAGCTTCACTTCTTCTTCGAAGCTACGCTCGGAGGATTCCGTCTCGTAGATCATGGTGTGCTCGTCTTCGTACTTCTCATACTCCAGACCAAAAAGAGCGTTAAGCCCCGGCAGGAGTTCCTTCAGCATTTGAGCGCGTGAAATCGCCATTACTCAGACTCCTTATACGCCGGTCGTGTTGTCGTACTGATGCCCGGCATTGAACTTAACCAGAACGTCGGTGTAGGCATCGCCCACAGCGCTGTCCGGGCCGTCCACGAAACCGAGGATCCGCACGGGGAGGGTGTTGGTCGTTGCGATAGAGGAAGCATCAACAGCGTTCTTGCTGTTCCCAATCGCAGTCGAACCAGCGGTTTGCACCACAGCAGCGTTGTTGCCAAGTGCAGTCTGAGCGAGCGTGTCGTCAGCTTGCATCTGGAACACCACAGACGGGTCATCAATCACGTAGGCAACTGCATCAGATGCCACCGTGCTTGCGGGCCAGTACTGGCTGTAGGTCGGCTGACTGGTATTCGGATCGGTGTAGAAACAACCGACAAAAATACCAACCGGGGTCAGAGTAGTGGTACCAGTGTCCTTCTCGACGGTGCCGGTGTTAACCAGCTTTACGAAATCGCCGTAGAAGATTGCGGTGCCATAGCCGGAAGCGATGCTGATCTGGCGGATTTTATTAACAAACCCTGCGCCAGCCAGCGTATCAACCGGACGAGCACCATACGGAGCGGCAGTCGTCGCCATTTTTTAAGACTCCTATACGGTCAAGAATCCCCTCGGGAGACCCGGGGGCCGAATGAGGTTTCTGTACGCCGCTCCGGTTTGTGGAGGGGCATACGGGGATCTCCCTGACGCATGTAGTCTTGGTCAACGGACGCTAACTGCCTCTCAGCAAGTTTGTCGTAGTGATCTTGGCGTTGGCTCATCATCTCGGCAGGGCACTTGCAAAGAAGCAGCCCTCCGATCTCAATGCCATCAGGATAGCGACTATCCAGATCGCTTTGAGCATGTAGCTCGGGGTGATCCGAGCCCGTCACCGGACGCCAGCCCTCACGGAACTTTTTGGAGACATTTGAGTTGTCCGTATTCCCTCGTGCCGAGGTGCGAATCCAGCGGAAGACCCACCCATCTCGGGGGTCAGGTACTGGTAGCATCCCCTGCGGGACCCACTTGTCAGGAGTGCGCGTTTGCTCTTGTCGAGTTTCGCGGGTACGGGGTGTGCGCTCGCTAGTCATCGCTGGGCGTCCTTTAGCATCTGCTTCGCATATTGATCATTGGTTAAACCAAGTCTTTTCGCGATAGCTACTTGTGTGCGCGTCAAAGTCACTTTACTGGGACGGCTGCCGTTATTGCGCGCACTAGGCGCAACGGGAGGCGTCTGCGCTCGACGGGAAACCTGACGCGTTTGGTTATCCTCGTCTGCGATATCTACCTGCTCACCGAAATATTCCGGAAAGCGTTTATGCATCTCTGCATCAATTGTCTCATAGTATTGATCAGAAGTCGGGTCAATACCACCCCTAACTAGCTTCTCATGAATACCGTATGCAGTAGCCGTCATATCAGGATGTTCGGGCGAATTAAACCATCCCTTATTACGATCAGCCCAGCTTTGTGCTTTAGGGTCTGGGCGCCGTACCTGAGGTTGCGGCTGCTGATATTGTTGCGGCGTTTGAACCGGAGGCCGGGTTTGAAGCTGACGCTCATAGTTATCAGCTTCCCGAAGCTCAAACTGAGCCTTATTGAGGATGTCCTGCGCCTCAATAATCTTATCGGGGTCCCCAGTGTCATACGCCTGACGATAACGGTTTTTTGCGCCTTCTAGCGCCATCTGAGCACGTTGCTTGATCTCTGCAACAAGGGCTGCCTGCCCTCGCTGAATCAGCTGATCACGCTGCCCAAGCTGCCCTTGGATGTGTTGCGCCACACGTAACGCTTCATCCCGCTCGCGCTCAATCTGCTCGCGACGGCGCGCTTCTTCGCGACGCTCATAGGTCAGCTTCTTGATGCGCTTCTGTACGCGCTCAGAGTAATTCTCTAGCTCGTCATCGTCGTCATCATCAGATAGCTCTGCCTCAGGCTCTTTCTTCGCCTTGGGCTTTGCTTGCTCGTCCTCAGCGATCTCGATCTCAAACTCAGGTTCCTTTTCGGAACCTTTCTTTGACATCTTAACTTCCTGAGGAGTTCCGAGTTCGTCCGCCTCGTTTTGAAAATCTTCTGCTTCGCTCATAGCTTCACAATCCCTCTCGGATCTTCAACAACAGCTTCAACAGAGTCATCGTTAATTAAACGAAACTCTTTGCCGTGGACTTTGAAACGGGTCCCTGAGAAGGAACGCATCATGATCCAGTCGCCTTCTTTGCAGTAGGGACCGGACGGGAAGCGCTTTTCATCCTTATATGAATCAGGACCCATCTTGAGAACGAACCCAACAATTGAGCCGATCTCTTCGTCGTCCATGGTTGATTTAGCTTTGACGATCCCTGATTCGAATGCTTCATCAGGATTGGGAAGGGCAATGAGGATTTTATAACCCTTAGGGTCAGGCAGTTGAGCAGCGCTACGCGGCTCTTCCTGTTGTGCTTCCGCCATGTTTTTCACCTGCGCGGATACGCCCCGCGTTGCGTCAGTCTTCGTCAGACTGTTCGTAGTGCTTTTTGAGGGCAAGGATATGATTCTCTGCCGTCGCCAAGCCGTGCAGCTTGCCTATGTAGAACTTGTACTCCTCATAGGACTTGGGGGCCCCGTCTACAATAGCTTGCTGTAGGTCATTTTTATCATCCGTAATGCGTTTAATCAACACATCATAGACAGTAACATTAACCATTCCGCCCTCTTAGGTCACGCATAATCTGCTCGCCAAGCTTGGCTCCGGCAATCTTTTCGTCGGAATTAAGCTTGGCTTGCTCAAGCTCAACATCTGCAAGTAGCTCTGCTGCCTTGAGTTTCTGGTCGTTCTGCGCCTTGCGCTCTTGGTATGCGAGGCGGTCACGCTCAAGCTGCGAGCGCTCTTGCGCCTTCCGGCGGTCTTCCTCGATCTTCGCCATCTTGGCTTGGAACTCGGACTGAACCTTTTGCTCTTCGATCTGCAGCTCCCGCTCCCGCTGCTGGAACACCGGGTCTTGCATCTGCTCTTGGATGCGCTGCTGCTCTGCCTCGGCTTGGTCCTTGCCAAGGAGCTGCTCTGCCGCAGGGGCAACCAGCTGGGAGAGCCGGAACTCGATATCTTCCGGGAGGTTCTCGTTCGGATCCGGTAGCTCCACCCCAAGCTGCTTCTCGATCTCGCGGCGATACTGGAACGCCACGTGTTCAGCTATGTGCGCCTCCATTGCCGCCTGCAGTGCGGCTGCATTAGGCGAGCGAGAGACTATGGCGAGGATCTTGGGATCCTGTGCCATCGACTGGTGAACCCTGATGTGGGCCTCGTGATCCTGATACATGAACGCTTTAACAGGCTTGCTGTTGATAATGTTCATGTTTTCGGCCACGGGATCCGTGGGCTTGATGTCGCTCTTCATGGGAACGAGTTCATCAGCATCGGGGATCTCTAGGGCCTCAAGCATCTGCCGGTGGAGCAGAGGGAGGTCATAGAGCTGGGGTGCTTGAGCTGCCAGCTGAAGCGCCGCTTGGTGCTGCATGATCCGCTGCGCCATGGTACCCGAGTTCGGGTTGGAGACCGGAATGATGTCAATGCGATCATCAAAATCCTCAAAGGCAATCTCGCCTTGAGGATACGGCGTGGGCCCGTAGTCTCGGAGCACGGCCACGAGCATCTTGAACTCTTGCTTCTGCGCCGCATGCAACCGAGCTTGGAGCGCCGTCACTACCTTCAGGGAGCGCTCAAGGAGGGCTAGGGTCGTTCCGACGGGCGCCTCACTGTTCATGTCCGACGCTTTCACATCAGCCTGAGAGGCGAATCTACGGCCTTCCTCGACGATGTCGTTTAGCAGCTGATAAAGGACCTGAGACGGCTCTTTATAAGGCAGGGGAAGGATATTGTCCCGAATAGCCCCGGCAGGCACCGACACGTCCCGGAACTCGCCGGGCGCAATGGGGGTGTCGTCTCCGTCAATCCGTAGCCCCTTGGCCTTTAGGCCCCCGGGGAGGTTAGCCAAAGTTCCAGCATCGACCAGCTGCCGGATGAGAGATGTCGAAGAATCGGCCATGCCACCAATAAGGTGGATAAGGCCAAAGCCGTAGAAGCCAAGACCCGGAATGTAAATGAAGTGTGCATAGTGTTGCCGACGCTTCTTCAGCGGATCGTCTGCATACCAGTTGCGACGAATAGACAATACAGTGCTAGAGGAATAATCAATTGATACGACGTAAGGAAGAGCAATACCAGTAGGCTCTCCCTCATGGGTATCTTCGAATCCCGGGAGGTCCAGATCGACGAGGACCTCAAGGATCGTGTGTCGATTGTCGTTATCGATGGAGATCCCGATGATTTCTTCTTCAGTCTCCTCAATAGAGGAGAACATCGCTTGGGGCTCTGGGAGATCAACATCACGGTAATACCCCGCGACCTGTAATTTCCTTACCTCGTTCTTCGTTCTCTTCTGGAGATGGGTCATCCGCTCTGCGGTGCAGATATCTGACTCGGCGTTGTTCACAAAGAAATCTTCTGCCGGGACAAACTTGGAGCAGGGGCGCCCAAGAATCGGGTCGAAGTAGATTTTCCGGAAAGCACTTCCGGAAAGAGGAAGGGAGAAAAGAAGCCGCTCGGTCTCGGGCCGGTACTCGGTCATCTCCTCGGTAAGGAGATAATTCATATAGGACCGGACTCGGGCGGCCTGCTTGTTCTTTTCTTCATCCGGCGGGCCAACGATCTTGATCTTCACCGGGCCTTGCGCCGGGAAGATCTCTTGGATCGCTTGAGACTGGAAGCGAACAATGGCTTCGGAGAGCATGGGGTGGTACACGCCACAGGCGCCATCCCATGGCTCAGAGCGACTCTCTTTCTTGATGCCGAGGAGGCGCAGGCCGTCCTTGTAAGCCATCTCCCATTCGCGCCGGGAGTTACGGTCTTCCTCAAAGCCAGCTACAAGCTTGGTTGCAAGCCGTTCTAGCTCGGCCTCATCCATGTAGTCGGCAATGTTTTCATCATGGCTGATCATGTCCGGGAGGTCCCGGGCATCCGGATCTAGATCGACAACAACGCTGCCATCGTCCAGCTCAATGGAATCGACGCCGTCTTCCTCGATATTGATTTCAATAGCAGGCTCTTCTTCTCCGGGGAGAAGGGGAACCTCTGAATAGACAGCGCGATCAATAGCCATGATTTACCCTCAGCCGTTCTTGCAGAACTTGCCGCCTTTGGTTGCGGCGCCCATGCCACGGCACGTCATGTCTTTTTGAGGCATAGGCTTAGGCATATATTGGGAGTAGGTCGGAGCGAGTTTACCCTTCTTCATTGGGTTTCTCCTTGGGGGTAAGGGATTCTTTTATTGTATCAACTTTTGACTCATCACCACGGCACCAGATAATAAGCTCCCTCAGCTCTTCTTCTGTGAGAGCTATATGGTTACCGGACTGAAGCTCAAATGTGAACTTGGTCATCAGTAATATGCCGCTCTGCGAGCACGAAATGGTCCGTCGTCTTCATCGCTATGCAGTTTGACAAATCCACCCTGCCTGAATCGTAACAGGGCTTGGGTAGAGGAATCCACCAAATCATCATGGTCCCCGTTAGGGAAATCGGCGAACTGCTCAATCACCTTCTCCGCCCAACGGGTTGGGGGCGCCCATACTCTCCCGGAAGCGAAGAGGTCAGAAACGGCGTTTACACGTGACAACTTATCGTTGCCTCGGGATGGGGTGAAGTCCTGTACCGGAATCCCGGCTT